CAGCACAAGTGAGCTTGACACAATGTATCAAGAAATGTTGCCAGTGTTAAAACACAATCGTCGTCACTTCTATGGTGAATTCAGACAAATCATTGTGGATGAAATGTTAGACAACTTTGTTGTCATGATTGACCGATTTAATCAAAAGCAAGGCAGTGTCATACACGACGTTGGCCGAGTTGATATTGAACATCTTAAACAACTGTTGGGACAATAATGTTCTTTTCCGTATCAAACAAACCAGACTCACGCTTTGTCAATTCATTGAAGTTTCAGAATCTTGTGGTAAGTTACGACAGCGGGTGGCACCACCAGAGCAACTATTTGTACAAAGGGTATGCCAACGATTTTGCTTTGGCTACACAGTTGGATCGCATTGACCAACAACCAGGCAATTTTTGTGTCATGGTGTTTGATCACGAACACGGAACCATCACACTAAAAACCAGCCGATATAGAAGTTTTCCTATTTGTGTCAATGATCACTGCATAGACAATTTAACAGAAACAATCACAGATAGGACCATATGGTCCAACAAAGAAATCACAGTGGATCAACAGTTACAGATAACAGAACAAGCACTAGATCAAATTGGTTCTGTACCATCCGATGTCGGATCTGCGGATAAAGTCATCAACGATCTTTATAACGTCATTGACCACACGGTGTCTAACTTCCTACGCAACAATCAACAGCCCCTGAAAGTGTTTTTGTCTGGTGGCGTTGATTCCATGTTGGTCTACAGTTTTCTTTGTCGTCATACTGATCAGTTTGAGTTGGTATCGGGCGAAGTGTTTGAGTTTGATGCGTTTTGGTCTCGTAACAAAGATGACATTAGACGGAGCTGGGCCTATAATCAGATACATCATTGGCTTGAACCCTGTGTGTTGATGACTGGTACCCCCGGTGATGAATATATGCTTAGAAGTCCGGCGTTGGCCAACATGTATCTGATGCATTACGGAACCAACATACCTGAACAATTAGACGTGTACGGGCCTTGTATGCAACACCGATACTTTTCAAAAGCAGAGAACATGGCCATATTCCAAGGTCAGTTGGCCGACAAAAAAGTTCAACAACTGGTCGACAATAGAGACATATTGTTCCGTCAACTGTGCAATGAGAACATCAACGACTATCAGCACTGGCATTTGGGCAATACCCTGACCTGGACACCCTTGCGTGATTTGGAAATTTTCAAATTGATGCTTCAACTGCCCTTTGATGTGGCTGTGAGTCAAATAATGGATAGTGCTGTAAGCAAACAGTTGATTGCACGTAACAATCCTGAATTGTTAAACTACGTGTCAGCGGAAAAGAATTATCGTACCCTAGAACGAGTATGGCCTTTGCTTAGTTCTTGTCCAAGATAAGTGATTCCATGTCATGTACTCTGGTACGTGTGGTACGGCTGTTCAGCACAACAAAAAATCGCTTGACGCCGTCTTGCACCACACTCATTACCATGCAGCCACCGCTGGCACGAACATAACCGGTTTTGCTGACAACAACATTGTATCTGGCAACTAGTGGATTGGTGTTGGTAAATGCCCAGCGATGACGTTTCTTTTGTAGATTGACCACTGTTTGTCTGCTGGCGCTGACTATTTCGGGATAGCGTTCAGCGGCCTGCAACAACTTGAGCAAGTCCACAGCATTGCTGGTGTTGCGATTATCCAGCCCTGTGCTGTCGTAGTACTGTGTGTTGGTCATTCCCAATATTTCAGCTTTGTGATTCATTTCTGCAACGCAGGCTCGATATCCCAGCCGATATGTACGGCACAGTTGATCTGCGGCACGGTTGTCGCTGTGTACTATGGCAAGATCCAACAGTTGTTGTTTGGTTACAGTTAAACCCCTAAACTTTTTGACACGTTCATTGAGGTTGGGATTGCTGTCTAGCACAACCATGGCTGTCATGAGTTTGGTAATCGATGCAATGGGCTGAATGTCTGTGCTGTTGTGCTGTTCTATAATGACACCATTGGCATCAGCAACTAACCAGGCCTTGGCCAACATTTCTGCTTGCACAGGCAAGGCCAGCAGAAATAATAGTGTAAATCTCATCATAGTTTGTTATTTATAGTGCCCGTTAACTAAATATTATATACAAGTAATCATAGAAAGTAAACCATGGCAATTCAAATCGGTAGCGGAATAACAATAGGTGGCGGTATCAATATTGGTGGAGATGGAGGTGGCAGTCCCCCGGTAGATCCGGCCACCAACACAGGTGGTTTCAGTCTGGCAGTGATTGCCGGGTTGCCACAAAATCTCTACCCTGCTATCAGCGTATACGATGGAACTTATAATACTGAGTTTATAGTCAACCCAGCCAGTACCTATGGTACACCTGCAGGATTTACTTTTTTAAACAACTGGGACTGGACACAATTTGATCCAACTTATGTTAGTGTGACCACCACAACCAATACAAATGATACTGCTACTGCTCTCAGTAACGCCAACAATGCTGTCTTGGGCTCATATGTGATTGCACCAGGTACCAAACGCATGTTCAGCGTGACTCATACCGCATGGTCGGGTGGGGGCAACGACGGTGTTGGTGTGGGCAGTGCCACTACAGACTATATAGGTAGCCCCAATAAATTCCTAGGAGTTGACAACCAGGCCCTTAGCATATACGATGATGGCAGTGTTTGGACCAACAATGCCCCAATAGATTCTGGTTATGCGATTTTTGAAACCAATGGTCAAATCATTGATGTGGCAGTGGACACTGTGAACAACAAGATGTGGTACCGAGTGGCCGGCGGTGCTTGGCAAGGTTAATAAATTAAATAAAGGTAATTGATAAAGCCCCTTTCGGGGCTTTATTTTTACGCTTGGTCTACAAACTTCTTCAGTGCTTCAGCCTGTGCAATGATATCCGTGGTACTCGGAAAATCAGGCATGGTTGGGTACGGAAGGGTTGCACGATTGGCATCATTCAGTTTGGAGTGGTACTCGTTGGCCAAGTGATTGCGTTTTTCATGAACTGGCGTTGAAAGAATTTCTTTGGCCAGGCTAAGAAGTTCGAGACGGATCTCGTAAGGTGTTTTGCTCATATTTTTCTCCTTGTGTGTATGTGTGTTTAACACGAGCTGTAGCTGTTGCTACACAAATATTTATTACAGGCAATATCAGTCAAAAAAAAAAACTCCAGGAGTTTTAGACCTGGAGTTCTCTGTAACGAGCCATGGCTCGGGCTCGAGCCACTGCTAATCTAACAGTAACATAATCCGATAATGGTTCATCATCTTCGTATGATGTATAATGCTTGACCAGTTCAGGGCGACGATAGCCTATGTGAAAATCAATTTCGTCATATTCGCCATAGTCGCTATCATCTAGATCACTTGCTGGCTGCCGGTGCAGTTGCTGGAGTAGATGCTTTTGTGTCCTTTTTAGCGGAACTTTTAGTAGTGGGCTTTTTAGCCTCCTCCTTGGCCACGACCGGTGCGGCAGGTGCTGTTGCGGTCACAGCAGGTTTGGCTACATCGGCAGCCGAAGCAGAGATAGCCAACAGGGCGACAATGGTTGCAATAAATGATTTCATTTGAGTTTCCTTTGGGTTATGTAGGATTTTATCACCTACATATATATAACGCGGCAGCCCTCTAAAGCGTTGACTACCTTTTGGTTTGTTTTACCCGTTCAGTGGTGGTTTGTGAGCAGTGCATGGCGTTGGATCTAAAGGTTTTGTAAATGGTCACTTTGTCGCCACCACGACAAGTGTATTCACATACCTGCATACCCGAATCGGTTATGGATGTGCCACGTAGATCGCATTGTGTTTCTACTGTTTGATAAGGGCGTTCTTTTTTGACACCAGAGGATTGTGCTGCCAAATTAACATTGATGTTGATGTTCTTTGGAACCAGCGGTGCCAACACAGTGGTCACCGCGGCCATGCCCAACAACACTTTGTTAATGGTTTTCATTTTAGAACAATAGTCTCACCTCTAAAACTGCGCCGTTGAATTGCTGTCCGTTTTGACGTTGTTGAGTAGCACCAATTTGAATCGAACTGTATGGTCCGGACAAATAACTTAAACCCAGTTTGCTGGTGGAGATTTGACGATTATTGTGTGCATATTCAGCATAGATGTTTACTTTATCATTCACATAGTGATCCAAACGTACACCTGCTTCTGTGATGTTGTTGACTGCATTGACTGCGGCATAGTCAACTGCAGACAAGGCCGAACCGGCGTCTACAGCATAGTCTCTGCGGTTGTGTTCACGTCTGGCACCAGCAAACAGTCTGACGCCTTTGACAGCAGGAGTGTAGGCTCTTACTGCGGCCCAGACATCATTGCCCGAAGCACGAGCACTGTTGGACAAGCCCAACTCATTAAGTGTATGGGTGGTATTGTAGTCATTCTGTGCATATCCTAGGTCTCCTTTTACTAACCAATCATTCTTGGTCCATAAAGAATACAGGTTGATTGCATTTTTGTCTAGTACGCCACTGCTGGCATTGCCGCCCAACTGTAGTCTAGATTGACTGTACTGTGCTCCAATCAATAGATCTGTTCTGAGTCTGTGTGCCAGGCCCAACACATAACGGTTGGAAGTCAAACTATAACCATCTTGTACGCTACTGTTTTGGTTAGATCCTTGTACAGTAAAAACAGTGCGTTCGTTTACATTGGCACCCATCAATTTGATTTCGCTGTCAAGCACTCTGTGACGACTCAATGGGTCGCTGGCCAATGCTAGATTTTCTCTGGTGTTGGCTTCGACTAGACGATCAAACTGATCAATACGTGTTGAATACAATCTATCAGTACTGGTGACCTGTATATCGTCCGCTGTGGTGGCTGTGGTGACCACGTTGTCTGTTACAGTAACAGTCACCACAGGATTTCCATTGGTGGTAGTTGTGGTACCGTCGCTCCAGGTTGTGACAGTCACAGGAGTTGTTGTAGTTGTGGTTGTTACAGGAGTAGTTTGAACCACCGTGGTAGTCACAGGGGTTGTGTCCGTGACGGTGATGTTTCTGTTGATGTTCAGCACCTTGGGTTGACGATCACGAGTGTCGGTTGTGACCGAAGCGGTGGCAGTTGTGCCTCTAGTGACTGTGGTTGCAGAAGTGGTTGAGCCGGGAGTGCTTGCTGTTGTCACAATGTCCGAGCCAGGGGCTGTGCTGACCACAGTGGGCGAAGTATTCATACTGGATGTTGCGCCTGCTGTGCCTGGATTGGCAATAGAGCCCACCAGGGTGCTGGTACTGGTGGCAGTATTGTTGCTGTCATAGTAATAGGTAACTTCGCCAATTTGCATACTGTCACAGGCCAATGTTCCCAGCGCAGATCTACAGCCAGCAACTGAACCATAGGTATCAATGGCTTTGATGCTTGGAAATGTGATAAAGTAGTACACATAAGGATTGGTATTGTTGATGGTGATCATACCAGTTTGTGTATAACGACCACTCACATTTTCCAATGTTGTACTTTGGTTAGCTGTGATTTCTGTCCAGGTGTGACCATCATTACTACCATACAACGTAAATTTGGTAGGGTCTCTTGGTACAAAGTCGTTAGCTGTTGTAAACTTAACACCATTGATTACTTTACCAGCATTTAGTGTGATTGTGAAGCCAGCGTTGGCACGGTCAAAGTTTAGATACTTGCTCGAACTTGTTCCATCAACTGCCTTGGCAGCACCTTCGCCGACTGGACTGTTTGTACTGGTGGGAGTCACTGTAGCAATGATACTGCTGGTGACTGCTGTGGGATTTGTAGTGGGTGCAGCCGGTGCCGCAGTTTGACCTGGTGCCAGTGGTGTGGTAGAACCTCCCACACTCAATGCATTAACTTCCGATACTGTTGGATTGCGTGTTCCGGTCCAAGACAAACCAGTTGTATTGGCAAAGCCTTGTGTCATACTAAACAACTGTCCGGTGTCGTTGTCATTGCCCACAAAGAAGAAATAGTCTGTACCCATATTGATAATATGCCCAGTGCCCATTACTGCTTTTTGTACACCAGCAGATGTATATTGAATGGCATTGTATGGATTGGTAACATTACCGGTTGCCACGAATCGAACATAATCTCCAGTCGACCATGATAATTGACCATTGGTCCATGGAATCTTGTAAGCTGTTCCTGGATTTTTACTGTAGATTTGACAAGTGGTCGTATTCATACAAGCATTGACATTCCACTGACTGTCTGCTATTTGTGCTTGACCAAATTGTAAATCTGTAAAATCAGCGTGTGCGGCAAATGACGAGAAGGCCACGGCCAAGCTCGTAAGAAATTTGGTAATTGACTTACCCATGATTTAGCTCCTTTTACTGTAGACTATTATGTTCTTATTGGTGTCTACTTATTATATTTAGATCTAAATCACAAATAGTTAACTAGTGCTTGATTTTTTCTTTTTGTTTTTTTCCGCAGGCCCCATGGCCTTGGCCTCTTCCAACATCTTATCTGCCACAGGACTAGTTCTGTGTGGATGCAGGTGATGTCTTGCCGGAGGCGGATTTTTTGGGGGTGTGTGCTTGAACCAACTCATTTTTATTATTCTCCTTCATGGTCAATAAAAAGCCCCAACTAGTGGGGCCTTGTTTCTAACGGTAATGCACTGTACTGTTTTTCATCTGTTCTATAATCAATAATTCTGTTCCTGATGCCAGGGTACAATACTCACCTGTACTGGGTATATGAACTACCCAAGTACTGGTTTGTGTTTGTTTGTTGGCCCACACAATTATTACTATGCCATCATCTTTATGAGTGGCTATAACTATGGGTTTTTCATGGTAGGCACCTGTGATGGCCTTTATATCTTTTTCTGAACCACATCTTACCACTACAATTTTGTCCGATAGATCGGCTCGAGCCGACAACATTGATAGAAATAATACTGCGGCTAAGAATTTTTTCATACTTGTATTTATTCGAATCTCTTGCTAACCTCGTCGTAGAAACTGTCAAGTTCACCACCAAATCGACCACGTAGATGCAGAATCAACTGCTCGCATATGGCATAGTCCCGGCGTTGCAAATGATCAATAAACTTGGCGTGTAGCTGTTTGTCGTGATCCAATGTGGGCATATCGCCCAGATTCATCTGATCTGCGGATACCACACAAAAGGTTTCCAGCAACTGACCTTCAACATCAAATGATTCTAATTCCAGTATGGTATAGGTATCTGCCAACTGCTCTGCGGCAGCTCTTGAAAAAATTATTTGCATCAGTTGTTCCATTCACGTTTCTTGATGCCCACGGTACGATAAATTTCCTGCACTGCTGTGGCCTGATAATAACAGTCCATCAAGGCATTGTGTGCGGCAGTTCGATTTTTGTCCCTGGGATCACCGTGTGTCTTGAACAGGGTACGACTGTCTGAAATTTGCCAAAACTGCCAAGGGGTGGGTTTGACCAGCTGTCGATATAAGTTTTCTAAGATAACAATGTCGAACGCAGGACCCTGACACCAGATGTTTTCCACACCCACTAAGAATCGATTTAAGCCACGTGTCATATCTTCTAGGCTCACACGATCTTGTTCGCCCAGGGCTTCTTCGCGCACTTCGGCATCTTGATTGCCCCACCATTCAATGGTGCTGTCAAGCACATGGCGATCCATGGCCAACTGTTCGTCCACGTTCACACGGTAATACAATCCGTGATCCATATCAATCAAGTCTGAGTAAGGGTCAAATTTGACAGCACCAATAGTGAGAATCACACTTTCGGGTCTGGTACTAAGGGTTTCTAAGTCGAGCATCGCATCCATAGTGTATTGTACACTATTAGACGTTTTGTGTCAATGCTTTATGGCTTTCTGCGGCAGCCACTCGTTTGCGTAGGCTTGAGCTGGAGAATGAATGATCTCGGCCGTTGAACACAATTTCAATATCTCGCTTCCAACATTCTTCATCACCCGAAAATGGTTTGCCTTCGTATTCAACGCCCAGTATACGCACATCCACAGGTAGAATCAGCAATAGGTCTTTGAGATCTTGTTCAGTTTGATAAACCACAACTTCGTCCACATAACGGCAAGCGGCCAGTTGTATCTGTCGTTCCACTATACTTTGGATAGGTTTGTTTTTGGTATCAGGACGATCAATGGTGGGATCAGTTTGCAAGCCACAAATAAGATAATCGCAATGATTTTTGGCTTCTGATAACATGGCAATATGACCTGCGTGTAGCATATCAAATGTGCTGAATGTTATACCAATTTTTTTACCTTCGGCTTTGAGTTGTTTGATGTGATTGAATATCATGCCTGTTCCAATTTGACCGACAGCGGGAATCCGTTGTTACGTGCCAACAAAGTGGCTTCAATACCTTTTTGTTCAGCCATTTCGTACGGCAGGGTAGCAACTATGCCCGAACCTTCTTCGTGTATACGATTGGCCAGAGCCACGGCCGATTCTTCATCGTAATCAAAAATGGCCTTGAGACTTTCGACCACAAATTCCATTGTGGTTTTGTCGTCGTTGACATAGATCACATTGAACAAGCTGGGTTCAGCCAACTCTGTTTTGGGTATAATTTTGGGACGTACGATAGTTTCTACAGTTGGCATATTTTGATTGGATGCAATAGCAGGAGATGATTCCCCTGCTTGGTTCTTAGATTATATTACTTTGCGTAAGTAATAGCAATCTTTTTGGCTTTTTGTTCCTCAGGAACCACGTGCTCAAGACTGATTGCAAGAATACCATTGATCACCGTGGCGGCTTTGACGTTGACATGATCTGCCAATGTAAAACTGCGAGTGAAGTTACGGGCACTGATGCCACGATGCAAGTACTCTTGTTCATCCTTGACCTTGCGCTCTCCACTGATGGTAAGAGTGTTTTCTTTGCACTCAACATCCAGCTCGTCATCGCTGAAGCCAGCAACTGCCACCTGAATGGCATAGTTGTTTTCGTCAACTTTGATGATGTTGTATGGAGGGTAATTGCCATCGGTTTTGGTGTTGGCAAAAGTGCGATTTAGGTCATCAAACATACGATCAAAACCAACTGCGTGGCGATGAATGTGTGCGTGAAGTGTGGGAAGGTCAAACGTGTTGATACTGAATTGTGTCATATTATATCTCCTATTAAGCAAGTTATGACTTGGTGTGTAGCCCGACCATCGGCGCTACACAATTATTTATCAAGTAAATACATTATAATATACATTGTGAAAGAAGTCAAGTGGAACTCGAAGATATACTTAAAAATTTGGTCAAAACTCATTCAACTAAAAATATAGATTTGCATTGTATCAGTAGCTACAATCCAACCGAACCAGAACCTCAACAACAATTAAGGGAATCGTTTGATTTTGCATCAGATATTGTAATGATCGATCGAAGTTTGAATTGTAATAACACTGCACTGTTTTTAGAATGGGGATTACAATCAATACCCAAAGTTGATCAACATCGATTTCTTCTGGTGACAGGAGATTATTCGTATTACAAACAGAATCATCCCAATGTTGTTTATTTTCCAGTTTATTTTTTTCTACTGCTACGCAATCCTACCTTAAAAAAACATGATATGTTGTCGCCAAGACCATATCCATTCCAGTGTCTAAATATCAATCCCTCTCCACACAAAACCCTAAACATAATCAAGTTAAGCCAACGACCTTGGTTCAAAAAGTCTTTGACTAGTTTTTATTGGATTGATCCTCCGGGAAATGGTTATACAAACGAAGGCCTTATTCGTGTGACAATGGCAGAGTTGACCAAAGAAGAAAAGAATATTCTAAATAGTTTTGATTTGCCATTACGTATTGAACTACCCAATGAACCTGACCCAGTTGGCAACATCTATACCAGCAACGCCAGCAGATGTCATGAGTTGGCATTCATCGATTACGTGCCAGAAAGTACTGTGCTTGAACCATTTGTCAGTGAAAAAATATGGAAACCGATATTTTCGGGTCAATTGTTTTTAACACTGGGACCTATGGGGTTGATACAACATCTACAAGATCTGGGCATTGATACTTTCAGCGACATCATAGATCACAGCAAGTATGATCATGTGTTTGACACCAGAGAAAAAATTGATATTATATTGGGCCTATTGGATAATCTGCTGTGTTCAGATCTGGAAAAGATTTGGCAAGATACCTATGAGCGTAGATGTCGTAATTGTGATCTCATGTACGATCCCGAATTTCATCACAAATTGACACAAGAACTGATTGATAGAATCAGCAGGTAAAATTAATAGAGCTTTTTGGGAAGCTGTTGTGCTTCCAGCTTTTTCTGCCAACGGCGCCGGGCGGCACTCTTGAGCTGTTTGCGTCGGGTAGTGGGTTTGGTATAGAACTCGCGTTCACGAAGATCTTGTAACAGACCGCTGTCGGCAACTTTTTTCTTGAACTTGCGTAGGGCCTTGTCCACTTGGTCATTGACCACATCAACTCGGTTGCCTGGTGCCATTGGTTTTTTTCGGTATTCGTCTCTCATGTGTTTATTTACTCGTATCTGCGTGTTCTATGAAATAATCTATAGGGTTATTGATCCTACGAGTATTCTTTAAGTTGTCTTTTGGTCCATAATAGCAGGCTTTGGGCGATTCGGCTATGATGTCCTTCAAGGGACTGAACTGGTTTGGTACAGTGTTCACTATGATCACATCTGCACGATCCACGGCCTGACTGAACCAAGTCATGTCATCCATGTTGGCATTGTACAAATAAACATTGAATTCTGCCGTAGTATGCTTACAAAATTTACCTAGACTCTGCACGTGATCATCAAACACATCAATCAACAAAACTGTGTGTTTTGGTTCATCAACAAAGTCTGGTGGTGTTACAAAGTTAGAGTATATGTTATCCTGCATCACGTTTTTCTAGAAAATCACGAATTTGTTCACGTTCAGCATCACTGAGATCTTCACTGTCATATTCGCCAGTGTCAATCTTGCTGATCAAATAGTTGATGTAAGCATCATCATAGGTATAACTGTCGGTGTTGGTCTTTTCTAATGAGATCCAAGAGTCCCCATTGAATTTGAACAAGCGAGTTGGCAAGTAGTCGGTTCTCAAAAACAAATCACCCTTGCTGGAGTTTTCTGGAAACTCTGTTCCAAAACTGCTCTTGGGAGCCGACTTCAATGGTGCCACGTTGTCTGCAATGGGTGCCAGATCCAGCACAGGTGCAACTCTAGGTGGATGCAGTAGATCCATGAGTTGTGTGCTTAGGTTAACGGCACGATCATGTTCGATCAGTTTTTCTCGAGCAGTTTGAGCTAACTTTTCCTGTGTTTCGGCCAGTTGTTGCTGAATGGCAGCCTTTTCTGTTGCCAGTCTAGCAACTTCGGAGTTGAGTTCTTCAATGGCTTCAGCCGCAAGATCCAAGGTATTATCAACCACAGGTTCAGATTCAGATTCCGGTATGGGTTCTTCAATTCTTGCCACCAGGGGTTTTAGGTCTGTGAAATGTACAAATGGCTGATTCAGATATGGATGTTGTTCTAGCATGGTAACCGGTTCAGCAACCGGCGTCTCTTCAACATCGGTATCATACTTTTGAATCCAATCCTCTTGATGCGGATCATGGCCTTCCTCTTCTTCGGTCGCATCACTGACAACAATAGTTTTTGTGCTTTGTTCCAGTTCATCTGGCTCTTGGACTGGTTCAAACAGTTGACTGGTTACAACAACTTGACCTGTGGGCAGTTGTTCGGCCGCAGTTTCTTGTATGGCTGCCACCTGTTGATCAGTCAACGGACCATCATCAGGTTCATAGGCCGGTTCGGGATCCAGCAGTTTTTCCCGATCTTCACGGACCCATTCCAACTGCTTGTTGCTGGCCAGAATCAGGCACAGAGCCAAGGGATCAAACACCACAACAATCAGCATGATGACCCAACGTACCGCACGTTCTAGCACAGTGGTATCTGGATTGTCACCATAGATCAAGGCCGCAATGTATTTGATTGGACCCACATCGGCTTCGACCTTGCGTACCTCGGCCGCAAATGGCGCACGTTCTTCGTTGAGAGCCGCAATCTTTGTTTGTTCAGCAGTGATTTCAGTTTGAAGTCGCACACGTTCTTTGGACTGGCCCCTGCGAATGGCTACTGCTTTGTCAGCACCTTTTTCATCCGCACTTCGGCCCATGACTTGATCTACTGCCTCATCCATCTGTCGAAGGGCCCGGCGGTTGGCTTCTATGTTGTCTTTGGCTGTTCGAATCTTTTCATCATAGATGGCAACCTTGCTGGTGGCATCTCCAGTGACCAGACTTTGATCCGAGTGTGCCTTTGATAGGAAGCCAAAGATACCCATGCTAGTCAATACCATAAGGAATATGATGGCAGGTATTAGATAGGATTTGTAGGCCCATGACACACGTGGCCAGTTGTTGTGTAGCCAAACTGTGGCCAGAATCTTACCAGCTTCAAGGGCACCGCCCATGATGATCACTGGCACCACAGCCGCGGCAAAGATCGCAGTAAGGCCTTCCACGCTGTACCAAGCGGCGATCGCAGAAATGGACACTGCAACCAACATCATAAAGTATCCGAATATCATAGTCAGTATTTAGTTAGATTAGTATGACTAATGTAACAGGATTAACCAAGAGTGTCAAGACTTTTGATTAACTCACCCAAGGTCTGCCATCTACTAATCCTGATGAATGTGATTGAGTAGTTACTGTACCACCAATATAAACGGTAGGTAACAATGTTTTATCTAAAATTCGTGCTGTACGATAATATGGTTTAGTGCTATCAGTTGTCCCAGTAATTGTGCCGTCCGTTGCTACAACTTTGCCTTGACGTTTAGCTTCTGCTATTGTTAGTTTGGCATTCTGTCTTGCCTCTTTGTCAGCTTCACCATCCGCAGCCGGTGTTACGGTCCATTGTGTTGTGGTTGTTTTAGCAACTCTTTGCCAAACAGAGCCGTCATAGATGCGCCAGTCTTGTTCGCCATACGCAGGAAAGGCGCCGCTGGTTCCAGCAACTGTTGTATCGTAAGCATCTCCCAAGGTACCAACACCATCAGTCAGTGTGGGTGTGTTAGTAAAAGCGTTCCATGTGCCTTTGTATGTTGCGGCAGTTATTATAGTATTAGACAATGAACCACAAACAGCCGCGGCCTTGGCCATGTAATTGTCTATTGTGGTATTACCCTTGATAATGCCAATACTGTTTCCGTATTCATCATACAAGAAGTTGCCTGCTGTTACTGCGAAATCACCTGTTTGATGACTGGTCAATGTGACAGAAGAGCCTAAGCCCAACGATGTTACATACAGTTTGTATGAGACATCATTTGTTGCGCCTAAGGCACCTGTATAATTTAAACTCCAAATAGCCGAGAAAGGAGCAACAATTTCAGTATTAGAATGGGGTGGATTGATATTTTTTGTGAGAGTGGTTCCACTCGCTATCATTAATGTTGATATTCCGTTAGCTGCCATTATATTTTTCCGTTATCTTGGTGGTTCAACAGGCTTTGAATTGTGATGTTTATTGTGGCCATTATTCTGTCCCTTATAGAATATTTAGCCAAAAAGAACCCGCCGAAGCGGGTTTGAGTTTGAAAGGAAATGAACAACTAACGCACCAACCACTTACCTCTTTTGCATAATGTATGCAATAACCATTTTGGCTTCCATCAGGTCACTGGCGGCCACGGCCTGCTCTGCAATGTCCTCACGCAATCGGTTGATGGCCGGTGTGGTGGGATTCCAGATTGGTTGCCGGTACCGATAGTAAAATTCACGACGACTATAATCTTTAGGGTTCATTATCGACTCTCTTTCATGACACGTTGAATAACTGCACGGGCTTCGGGGAATTGAGTTTCTTTGGCAAACTCGGCATCAAAGGTTTCAATCAAGACCATGCGTATCAATTGGTCCACGGTGCGTTGATCACGTGGGGCCAAACGAGCCTTCCACGATTCCAAATCTTCCAGTTCTTCCAATTCCCACATGATTTCCAACAGTTCAATTTGACGTGGAGTTAGGCCTTCAATTCTGGGTTCACTCATCACATACTCCAAAAAGTTTCTGAGCTGGGTGAGCAACAGTTGGGGGTGTTGACATCCTCTTGGTACTCTTGTCCGGTCATGAGATTGGTGCGAACGACCATTTGAGGCTTGTAATACTTGGTATCAATGATGCTGAGTTCACTCACTGAGTAGCCTGCTTTGCGACAAAGACGAGTACGGGTGGCACGTGCCGAACCAAAAGTTTTGTAGGCTCTAGTGCGGTTGGGTCCGTCGGTGACAATGTGTCCGGTACCTCTAGCAACAATGTAAAACATTCGGGCTCCTTTGTGTTTCTATGCGTATATTATAACAAATTTGGGAATTATGGACAAGTACTACCAAAGTATTACTTGCAGAACACGCTGTAGCACAGGGTGGCTATGCCTGTGATGGTCATAATACCATTGGTCACAATCAGGCTGGCTTCGCGCCACATGATGCTGACTGCCAACCACATAATGCCGCCTAGGGCCAGTATGATGGGTCCAAGTGGGTAAAAGCCCAGTCCGTTGATTCCAGTGCCAACAATCAGGGTGACTGTGGCAATCCATTTTAGGTATTGATCTATTTTGTTCATGCCATAATTATAGCACAAATAGGAATTATGGGCAACCAAAAAAAAGTAGTACGATCATACTACTTTTGATTTAGTGCAATGGGGCGCCGGTGCTGTATTGTGTAAGATCAGTTACACCCAGTATCTTCATAATTTTTACAATGTTCTTGGGAGGCTTGAACGGCAAGTTATCGGGAACAAAAAGAAACTTGACATTTCCCTCTGCATCAAACACAAATCCGTAGTCGTCTTCTTCGATTTCTTGAATTTCGTCGAACTCAAGATCATCCTCTTGCTCTACTTCGATCTTTTTGGGCATAGTGCCTCCTGTTGACACAAGTATTTATTTGAACAAGATCAAAGCCATCAAAACTGCTTGAGTTACAAATCCCAAACTGATGGTCACAATGTTCAGTATGTCCTTGAGGATGACTGCACGGAAAAACAGCAGGATCAGGCCGGTCCACAGGAACATCACAACATCAATGTTGGGGGTGTTGTCTGTGAGTCCTGTCAGCAGGGCCAGCAGGGTTGGGATAGTGGCCAGGTGTAAGAAAATGGCTGCCATCCAACCCATGGTGTCTGCTGATATTTTATGAAAGTGATCAACAAAAAAATCAGTCACTTGTTTCTTGGCTTGATCGAATGTAAATTGTTTTAGATTCATTTTTGATTTGTAGTTAGGGGTTGATGAAAGTATGGGCATTTAGTTACCTGCATAAAATATGTGGCGCCCTATTTTTGCAATCGGTTGTTTCTTCCAATTGGGCTTGACATAATCAGCATGATAGTACATGGCATGTTTTAGACTGCTTAACCGAAAGTTTTCAAGTAGAACTTTTTTGGCAACTTCTTCGCTTTCACGGTACAAAGGTGCGTGGATTTTTTTGACCCTATGGGTACCTTCACAATACCAACTGAACTGGCAAACCACTTTTTCATACACCACGTTCTTTTGATAAACAACTGCACACACATCACTGGGAAAGTTTGAACTGGCGGCACGGTTCATTGTGACCTGTGCCACAGCCACCTTGCCTTCAAATGGCTCACCGGCTGCTTCCCAATATATGTTTTGAGCTAGACAACGAAGTTGACGCTCACGGTCCGAAGACGTAATAATTTTGGCTGAGTTGATTTCAGCCTGGCTCAATCTCAACCCGTCAAACTTCGACTTGGTTACTGAGACCAGAGCAAAAGTTGTCAACCACATGCCAAGCATGATGGTCAAAAACTTTACTACACTAGGTAGGTATTTTTTCATTTCAATCTCCTTTCGTAGACTGCGTAGTTTTATATAAGGATCATTTTCCAGTAAAAACTGCTACTATAACCCATTAACTGAGTCTATTATACAAGTTTTTTACAGAAAAATCAAGTTATCTGGTATTATAATGACCAGAAAGTTTCGAAAATCATGAGGCCGAAGGGTAGCCTTTTTTCACAAAGTACTCGTTGTTGTAACCAAACAGTTGAGCGTTTGACAAGGCCTGATTTGGATCAATTTTCAACTCCTTGGCATCAGCTATCACATTTTGTTTTTGTAGATCAGTCAGTCCCGCTGATTGTTTTGCTGAAAGTTTGGCAGACAGTATTGCTGTTGGGTCGGCAGAAATGTTGTCTGATATACCTGCCGAAGTCTGTCGTGCTCGATTACGACCCTCCATCATGGCAGCCTGTATGGCTTCACCGTAGATGCTGTTTTTGTCAGCTACCCCACTAAGCACATCTTTGAATCCCAGATTCTGTTTGTCCACTCCATAGGAGGGCAAACTTTTTGCTAGGTTAAGAATTCCAGTGACTCCGGGCACAGTCGGTGGATTGGCTAAGTCAACCCCAGCCAAGGGCAACAGTCCGCTTTCCCTAGTCATTTGCAATATGGTACCTGCGGCAGCTTTTTGTGCTTCTATGATTTCTGGGCTGGTGGCAACAGCCTGATTGAATCTGTCAACAGCAACGGCCAAGGCATCCGTTGCAGGGCCAGTGGGATCACCGCGTTGATCAGCAGTGTACACATTGATCAATGCTGAATGTAAATTTTGTCCCACTTGACTGTTCATCACGCTGTCGTGAGCGGCATTGATTTTTTTAAAGTTGTCTATGAACCCCACCCCTGCGGCTGATCCCATCATGTCTTTGATTGTGGGGTTACCCAAAGGGCCGGTGCCTAGAGTTTGTACAACTCCGTCGACAGCAGGCATTTCAACCTTGCCAATAAAGGGCGATAAGTCTGTGATGATCGATGCCGGCAAGGGACTGGACAATGCACTCAATTGACTAAATTCAGGAACTTCGGCTTTGCCAACAAACTTGGCAATATCTGTGCCTGATTTAAACTTGCCGCCCATGTTGCCCAATATGGAGTTTACATCAGTCAATGATCCCGAAGGAGCCATGGCCTGTAGATTTGGTGGCAGTATTTTCTTAGCATTGAGTAGATCACTCAAGGAAGTCAGTTTGGCACCTGGAGGCAGTTGCATACCAGTTTGTTCGACCACTTTTTGTACATCCGCAGAACTCACAGTATCCATGGTCTTACGTAGCACCGCTGGGTCAGCCTTGTCAAGATCTTCGTCAGACACAATGCCTAGGGCCGCCAATTTGTAGTTCAACTCGCCAACATCGCCCAAGCCCTGGCGACGAAGATTCTTGATAAAACTTGCTGGTGCAAAAGTCTGTGTTATGTCCCCAAAGCTGAATGCTGTGCCCAGCTTGCTCAACGAAGCACCAAAGTCTTTCATCGCATTTTGTATGCCACCTTTTACATCTTTGAGAGCAGAAAAGGCGCCAGTGGTGCCGCCGCTGGCTATGTCTTGATAACTTTTGTTTTGTAGCCCAAAGTCCGTGAATGACTTGCCCTGGTACTGCTGGATAGATGAGGCCCAATCAAGACTGGCTGAACCATAGCCACCTGTTTGATTTACTGTGAGTGCAAAGTTTTTAACACCACTGACTCCCGAACCCATGATACTGCCGGCCTGTGCAGTGGCCTGTGAGGATATTTTTTCTACGCCATTGCGACCACTGACCCATTTGGGTATCTTGTTCAGTATGGTGGATAGTCCAGCCACATTGTTGGCGGCTTCGCTAGCATACAGGTTGTCTATGGCAATGACCAATGGTTTGGAATTGTTGGTACCAAACTGCGAACCCATGTCTTGGCTGCTGGTAATGCCTTGGCCGTTGACTAGTCCTGCAGCCGCTATGGTTTGTGCTGAAGTTATGGCCATATCAGCTGCCTACATCCACATCATCACTGCCGGTGATGATTGTGTGCCCACAACTGTTGTCACTGCCTACCCAGGCCACTAGAACACCGTCAGCAAACACTGTGCCACTACTGCTAACAATCGTGGCGGCTGCGTGTGGAGGATGTGGCGGTCCGTAAGGACTATGAGCTGTAATAGTATCGCCTAATAGGCCAACTAGAATGCCGTTGACGTACACTGTGCTGGAACCAGGTATGATGGATCCGCCTTCTGTGTTGATGTCTCCGCCTCTAGATACTGCTGGCATTATGTTATGATTCCGCCTTTGGTCATGTGTTGTATTCCTGTGGTGGTCGTAATGTAATGACTTTCCATTTGTGGAATCACAGGAGCATGCATGATCACGTGTGTCTTGCTAATACTTATGCTGATTTTGGGGTCGCTGGTGAACATGGTTTGAATCAGTCCAATGCCTTGTTGGCTAGGTACAACTGTACAAGGACGATCTATTTCAAATGTGTCTGCTGTTTCGCTGACCAGTTTGCCTACAATTTCGTCTCCATTGACAATCTTGAATGCCACAATGTCGCCTTCGGCAACTTTTGATTTGTTGATTAACATATTAACCTTTTAGTGTTTGAAAAAATTCATTTGGTTGCCGTTGCAGGCCCTGAAAACCACCTTCAACCAACAGTTCTCCATCTTGATAGATTTGTGGAACTGTGCGATGCCCTTTGCTGAGCACAAACTCACGTGCTGTCTGATCTTCATCAATTTTGATTTCGCTGTAGTCAACGCCTTTGAGTTTCAACAGGTTTTTTGCTTGATCGCAAAACGGGCAGTTGTTTTTTGAATATACTGTAATCATTTATAAACTAAATCCTTTGAATGTGTTGTTGTCAACATCTTGTTTGGTTCCGCCAATCACATAACTACTTATTTCAGTTTCCTGGGGTGCCACTTGAACTTCTGCGCCAGCGATCCACTTGGCTGTCCAAGGCAAAGGATTTGATCCGGTCTTGATGCCACAGCTGAGACCAACCGCGGTCATACGCTTGCAGGTCAACCAGTCCACATACTGACTCAATAGGGTTTCGTTGAGTCCGATCATGCTGCCGTCTCGGAATAGGTAGTGTGCCCAGGACTTTTCTTGTGCGGCAGCACTCAAAAACATCTGTTCACACTCGGCACGAGTTTCCTCGCGGATGGTAGCATAGTCAGGGTCATCAGTTGGTAGCAATTTTAGTAAAGTCTGCGTGGAACCTAAATGTACGTTTTCATCCCTGGCGATTAGCTTGATAATTTTTGCATTACCTTCCATCTTTTTAAGTTCAGCAAAGGCCCAACTGCAGGCGAAGCTGACATAAAATCTTATTCCTTCCAAGGCATTGACACTATTCAAACACAACCACAATTTTTTCTTAAGATCATAAAGATCCACTGTGATTTCTTTGCCGTTGACAACGTGAGTGCCTACCCCCAATAGTTTATAGTATTGTCCGGCTTCGATGGCTTGGTCGTAGTATCGACTAATGTCTTGGGCACAGTCAACAATTTCTTCAATACTGGTAAGTTCATCAAACACAATGTTGGGATTGGCGAACACGTTGCGAATGATGTGCGTGTAACTGCGGCTATGAATTGTTTCGTTGAACGCCCAGGTCTGAATCCAGGTCTCCAGTTCAGGAATTGTAGCAAGAGGAAGAAAAGCCAGATTGGGACTGCGACCTTGAACGCTGTCCAAAAGAATTTGGCGCTTGAGATTGCTGGTGAAGATATGCTGTTCATGTTCTGTTAAATCCTTAAAGTCTTTGGCGTCACGAAGTACGTCCACCTCTTCAGGTCTCCAGAAGAAGCCCAACTGTTTGTCAGTTAGTTTTTCAAACTGTCGATATTTTAGAGTGTCGAATCTCTGTATGCCCTGACCGCCACTGGGATCCAAAAATGCAAGGGCACGGGTGTGATCTATTTTATTGTTATTGAAGACGCTCATTTTATTTTCCTTAAATTACGCAACTGTCACAGTTGGCATCATCAGATACAACTGCGGGTTCTGCTTCTACTAGTTTATTGACATCAATTTCACCTTGTTGATCATTGGTTTGGAAATAGTACAACTGTTTCAAACCTAGTCGGTAGCAAAGCAATAGGTGTTGTAGCATTTCGCTCATGGGAATCTTTTCATCTGCGTAGAAGCGTGGATTGTAGGAAGTATTTACGCTGATGCCTTGGTCGATGTATTTTTGTAGTACTGCACACAGTTTCAAATAACCTTCTGGGCTCCGTTGATCCCACAGCAGTTCGTACTTGTTTTTTAGACGACGATACTCAGGAACAACCTGTCTAAGAGCACCATCCTTGCTTTGTTTGACACTGACAAAACTGCGTGGTGGTTCGATACCATTAGTGGCATTGCTAATCTGTGCTGATGTTTCTGCTGGCATCAAGGCCATGAGTGTGGCATTGCGTTGTCCTGTACGTTTGATCTGTTCACGTAGTTCGGCCCAAGGCATACGCTCAACATAAGGAACCAATTCGTCAACTTCGGGCTTGCGTGTGTCGATAGGCAACACACCTCGAGCTGATTTGAGATCTTGCCAACGACCACAGGCGCCTTGCTCAACTGCTAGGTCTGCCGAAGCCTTGAGCAAGTAGTAACTCCAGGCTTCGGCGTATTCATCTACTAAGGCCAAAGCACGTGGATCACTATAGCTGATATCGTGTTTGGCCAGGAAGTAGGCAAAGTTGATGATGCCTACGCCCAAGGGGCGGAACTCTTCAGTGGCCAATCTAGCAGCCAACACTGGATAGTTTTGGTAGCTCAACAGGGCATCTAGTCCGCGCACCGCCAGACGACACATACGTTCAAAGTCCTTGGGCTCTCGGACATTGCCCCAGTTGGTTGCACTCAAGGTACACAAGGCAATACGTCCGTCAGGATCGTTGACATCTTTGAGTGGCACAGTCGGCAAGTCAATTTCTGCACAGAGGTTTGACATCTTGATAGGTGCAACCATCTCATCAAATGGACTGTGTGTGTTGGCATGGTCTACATTTTGTAAGTAGATACGTCCTGTGTCTTTGCGTTCCTGCATAAAGCGGCTGAACAGGTCTGCGGCTTTGAATGTTTTCTTACGCAGTTTGGTATTGCGTTCTGCACGTTCATACAGCTCTTTGAAACGCTCTTGATTGTTGTAGAAGGCCTCGTACATTTCCGGCACATCGTGGGGGCTAAAACAGGTAATATCGCCACCTGTGATCAGTCTTTCGTACATTAACTTGTTGAATTGGACACCATAATCCATGTGACGTACACGATTATCCTCTGTGCCTTTGTTGTTCTTTAACACCAACAAGTCTTCTACTTCAAGATGCCAGACTGGATAGTACAAGGTTGCGGCTCCATTGCGTACTCCACCTTGACTGCAACTGCGTGTGGCGGTTTGAAAGTATTTGTAAAATGGTACCACGCCTGTGTGATAAGCATCGCCATTGCGAATAGGTGAGCCCAGGGCACGTATACGTCCTGCGCCAATGCCAATGCCGGCCTTTTGACTCACATATTTTACTATTGAGCTAGCAGTAGCGTTGATGGAATCCAGACTATCATCAGACTCAATAAGAACACAACTGCTGAATTGTTTTTGCGGTGTTCGAACACCAGCCATAATAGGGGTAGGTAAAGAAATATCGTGATTGCTGATAGCGTCATAGTAGTCCTTGATCCATTGTAGTCTAGTTTCTTGTGGATACTTCTGAAACAAGGTCGCAGAGATCAGCATGTATGCAATCTGTGGTGTTTCAAAAATTTCGTTGGTCACACGATTCTGTACCAGATACTTGCCGCGCCATTGTTCCATGGCCACATAGGTAAAGTTTTCATCACGTTCGTGCTTGATATAGGTGTTTAAAGTGTTCCACTCATCTGCGGAGTAGGCGGCGAGAAGTCCTGCATCATAAAAACCCGACTCCACATTCTTCTTGACTAGGTCTAGCAAAGGCCAAGGTGTATAATTGTTGTAAACTTGTTTGCGTAAGTGGTAGTTGATTAGTCTACCGGCCACGTATTGGTAGTTGGGTGTTTCTTCTGAGATCAAGTCCGCGGCACTCTTGATCAGGGTTTCTTGAATGTCTGCGGTTCGGATGCCGTGATAGAATTGTATGTGACTTTTGATTTCTACTTCACTGGCCGACACACCAGTGATTCCTTCTGTGGCCCAGAATACCACGCGATGTAGTTTTTCTAAGTTCAGTGTTTCTTTTTCGCCGTTTCTTTTTGTTACTTGTATATTGCTCATTGATGCCTTTTCAATACTGGTCTAGATTCAAATCACTGCTGGTATAGCAATGAACTAATTTTAATTTGTTGTCTACTGATGTGTTATTTACAACCTCCGCACTATCCAAATTAAGAACATATTTTCCCTGGTTGAGCCAAGCTAAATTATAAGTTAATCTGGCCTCTGGATCATAATATACTCTTATTTCGAACTCGACTGTGTTTCTATGCTCAGTTAATAACAGAGTATACACTATTCCTAGACATTTTGCAACATCACAGTAATAATTCTCATCAATCAACTGCCAGGGATCTGGCCAAGTTTCGGGTTGTTTGACGTCAAGATAGTAAGGTGTGAATGGACAGCCGGCCCAAAAGTCTGCGGTGGCCTGAATGGCTTCCGCTAGACTCTGTGTGTCCAATTGTTTTCGAAAATCACGCCAGCGAGCCAGTCGCTCGCCAGGTTTAAGTTTCCACATTGATTATGTTCTAATAAAACTGATTTTGTAGGTTAATGTAGTACTGGCACCAGCAGTGTATTCAATATCACCGGTAGAGCTATTTGCTTGTAAGGCAAAATCCATGCCCAACACACTGTCTTCGCTGTAGTCATCATCCCACGAATATACTGGCGGATTAATGCCTATTTTTAATCTGGTTACTCGTAACACACCATTGCGTACCGCACTGGATTGTTGCGCTGTGTAAGTGACTGTGAAGTTTGTGGTAACACCATAGTCCAGGTAAGGAACACCCACTGAGGTCATGGACACCTCGGGATCCAAGGTCACAGTGACCGCACTGCGTTCTGTTGATAGACCGTTGGTGATACCGTTTCTGTTTGTGCCCACAACCACACAATCGTTGCTATTGGTTTCTACATCGGGGTATCCGTAGTCAGTGGCCAGATAGTTGTCAAACACATCCGCTACACTGTAGTGCCCACTGCTTAAAAATTCAATGGCCGGCATCAGTGCACCATCGCCGGCTCTATAGCCATAGGCTGCGCCAGCGAACGAATTTGATGTGCTGGTAACATTTTTGGCCGATTCACCCACAATGATTGATTGGGCGCCGCTGTATCTAAAATAATTGCCCACAATGCTGACACCGTAAGTGACATAGTCTCCATCTATCTGGAATTGAGGAGCATCAACACCAAGATTGATATGACGATAACATTGATCAAAGTAACTGCTGGTAATTTCAAGATTGCGAATTTCGCCCACAGTTTGAATGCCATAGTTCATGCGTGTGATTTCACAATCGTGTATGCGAACATCGCGAACAGCTTTATGGTCGGACCATCCAGTCAACAGCACAGCGCCCATGCCAACGTCTACGCCAGGATCCGTACGATTGGTATAATAGTTGTCTGTTCCTGACCCATCATCATTGAAGTCAATTAGGTCGCCTTGAAACAAACAGTTGGACAACACAATGGTTGTTCCGCCATCGGCCTGGAACACTGGTTGATCATAGGTGTCGGCTGTCTGATAGAATCCAATATCGCTCACATGATATTCGAGACTGTAAGGTCTAACACCATTTACAAGAGCACCATAATATTGACCTGATTGCCCAAATTGATCAACGACCAAAATCATGGCGCCGGTGTCGGTTAGATAAGTTGATGTCAGTGGATTGCCAGTATCGTATACTGTGTTTTTTCTAGGAATATTACGTGAACGAATTGTTGTCGATGTTTTGCCTTCGCCTTGGATACGTGTAAACGGAGGAAGTTTAATGGTATCGGTGATAACATAATTACCAGCTGGGAAATAAATTGTTCTATGAGTGAAACTCTGAGCGCCGGCACCAGCTGTGCCCAAGGGACGATCAAGAGAACGTTGTATGGCTGCTGTATCATCAGCAACACCGTCGCCAACGGCACCAAAGTCGCGTACACTGACAAAGTCATCCAGTTTGTCTTGTAGGGTACGTATGATGGGGTTGTTGGCATCAGGTCCAGTAATAACTGTAAATCCTGCCAACAGGCCTTTGAATGTGTAATTGCGTCCCAGTGATAGTACATCACTGTATTCTGTGAGAATTTCTGTAACGCCGGTAGTGGGTGCACCTTCTTCTACGGTACCGTTACCGATGAACAATCGTCGTTTGTCAACACTCCACCCCAGCTCTGCACTGGCCAATTGCGGGAAGTTTTCTTGAAGTCCTCGACGATGCTGTATTCTCGAGATTTGCACTACTGCCATAATTCGTTCCTAAATACTTGTATTGTGTATTTAGTTCATACGATAATACTGCTCGACTCGTTTCATCCATTCTTTTTGCCAGTAGTCAAATTCTTCTGGACCCAGCTCAAATTCTAGATATTGCGGTGTTTCGTTTTCATCTCGGGGCTTGACACACATGAGAATAACACCTGTGTTGATGTTGGTACCGTGTGTTTCGTTATGTGCTGCCGCATAGGCTGCCAGCTGAATAAAATAATCGCCAATATATTCACGTTTTTTGACCTTTTGCTCTGCTTGAAGTCCATGATAGCAGGCTGACCTTTCCAAACACCCACAAGGTCTGTGGTTCCAGCATATAACCCACTATAATACAGGGGAACTTCCGAACCCCAAAACTCGTTGGCGTGACACAGTCCTTTGAGTATGACTTGGGCTGCCATGAACCATGAGGGCTGTGCAAAAGGGTTGGTGGGAAAATCGCCAATGTCATCTTCTTTGACATAGCGTTCCAAATAGGT